AACGCAACATAGCACTAATTGAATTCTTAACATCTTCTGGCTGCAGGAATAATGAGGTCGCAACCTTGAAAGTAAAGGATATTGATATGGCCTCACGTTCTGCTATTGTGACCGGGAAGGGCAGTAAAGAGAGACGGGTATATTTGAGCAGTAAGGCAATTGAGGCATTACAGAAATATTGGGCGGCGCGCCGAAATTCAGATCCCAGTGCGCCTGTATTTGCCAGGCATGACCGGGGAGCAGGACGTAAGACAAAGCCGATTACCACGGCTACAGTTAGAGATATCGTAGAGGATGTGGTGATGGTTGCTGGATTGGAGCGAGGCAGTTTCACGCCTCACTATTTCCGTCATGCTTTTGCGATCAAGATGCTCCACGAAACCCATGATCTGGCGTTGGTTCAGGACCTGCTGGGTCATGCTAGTCCGGTTGCAACGAGGGTTTATGCCAAGATTTATCCAGATGAGTTACAGGAAAGACACCGGGAGGTTTTTGATTGACTGATAAATCCCCCTCCCCTATCAAAGCTGTTGAGATCCGCGCCGAGTTGCGGCAAATCAGGACTATGGTAGACGGCTCTATAAACGTGATTTTGAACTTGCCGGAAGACTGCAAAGAACAGGTGAAAGTTTTGCTCGATTGGTTAGGTTTAGAAGTTGGAGCCGTTATAGCAAAAGAACCATTTAGACGGTAGAAAATTGGACGATATGGCAGCAGTACGCGATGAGAAAGGAAGATTTGCACCTGGGAGTGGCGGGGGTCCAGGTCGCCCAAAACGTGAGCGAGAAATTGAATATTATCGCATCATGGAAACTACTGTCACGGCTGCTGCCTGGCGCGCCATTATTGTTAAGGCAGTTGAACAAGCCAAACGTGGCGATGCTGTAGCAAGGAAATTCATTGCAGATTATTTGATTGGCACCCCTCCTCAGCGCCATGAATTGACAGGCGCAGACGGCGACCCGTTGAAAGTCAATGTAAATGTTATCAACGTCCGTGAATTCATATCCCCAGACCAAGACACGACCGAAAGCGATTGATTGGCAGTTTGAGTTGCCATTTCGCTCTGAGGCTGAATTGCGCCTGTTTGTCGAGAAAGCATTCGGGGTCTTTGTCCCCGATGTTAAAGTGTGCCATGATCATACTACCCCCTGGCGTGCCTTCTGTGACGCATATTTCGCCCGTTCGCCCGTTGAAGTCTGGAAAGCCTCGCGTGGTTTTGGGGGTAAGTCGTTCCTGTTGGCACTTCTCGGATTAACCGAAGCGGTCACACTAAAAGCTGACGTAAATGTCCTGGGCGGGTCTGGCGAACAATCACAGCGTGTACTAGCACACATGCAACGATTCTGGAATTATCGAGGTGCGCCGCGCTACCTGTTAACTTCTGATCCAAGTAAACGCGAGACTCGCCTAACCTGGGGCAACCAAATTCAAGCGTTAATGGCTTCCCAAGCCAGTGCGAGAGGACCTCACCCGCAACGCTTAAGGCTTGACGAGTGTGACGAAATGTCATTGCCGATTCTGGATGCGGCGATGGGTCAACCGATGAGTACCCCTGATATTCCAGCGCAAACCGTCATGAGTAGTACGCATCAATATCCAGATGGAACGATGACGGAAATTCTCAAGCGTGCTGCCGAGAAAGGTTGGCCTGTTCATAGTTGGTGTTATCGTGAAACTATGCAGGGTTGGCTCGAACCATCCGAGGTTGATCGCAAGCGTTCTGAAGTGACATCGGTCATGTGGAATGTGGAATATGAATTGCAGGAGCCAGCCCCAGATAGTCGCGCTATCCAGCCTGAGAAAGTAGCCTTAATGTTCAAGCATGAGTTAGGAGAGTTTGAGGGTAATAATCGACAATATATCGAAACTGAACCGCCGATTTATAAATGCCTAAAATGTGGCCTTGAATTATCTACCGATGAGTTATCTGATGATAAACAATGTCCGAACTGCAAGCAAAAGATGATCTCGGCGGTTTATTCAACTGGCGCAGATTGGGCTCGCAAGAATGATTGGACGGTAATCCCAACTCTGCGAACGGATTGTAAACCGATGCGTGTTGTGGCTTTTGAGCGTACCGGACGCGAACCGTGGCCGGTAATGGTTGAGAAGCTTGAAAAACGTATTACCCGCTATAACGGTAAGGCAGTACATGATGGAACTGGATTAGGTGATGTCGTTGACGGTTATCTGAAAAGGCCGGTTGAAGCATTTATCATGGTTGGGCGGGCGCGCTCCGATTTGTTATCAAATTACATTTCTGCTGTTGAGCGCGGCGAGATCGCATCGCCGTTTATCCGTTTTATGGAGACTGAACATCGTTTAGCCAGCGTAGATGATGTTTATGGCAGTGGACATCTACCCGACAGTATTTCGGCTATGGCTTTGGCCTATTATGCAGGTGCCAGACATGGTGTATTCTTCAGGTAAAACTATGATCCGTAAACCATCCGCAATTCAACGGGCGCGCGTCGCCTGGAATGTTTTCCGTTATGGCTTCCCGCGCTCTCCTATGGCGCGCCCGGCAAGCAAGCAAGCCCCGTTTATGTGGCCGGCCTGGCGTGAGGGACAGGCGCAGTGGCAGATTGTCGATATGCAGTCCTATATTGACGAGGGCTTCAACCTCAATACATTGATCTATTCTGCCATTATGTATAAGGCTCGGGCAATGGCAAGTATCACCCTACGCGCTTATACCGGTGATCCTGATCATCCCGAACTGTTACCCCCTGACCATCCGTTATCTAAACTTGTATCACGTCCCAACCCGTCACAGTCCTGGCGTGAGTTCCAGGGAGTGCAGGACGTATATCTTAACCTGACGGGCAATGCCTATACATTCCTGGAGCGGCCCAAACGAGGCGGGCTTCCAATCGCAATGTATCCATTGCGTCCTGACCGGATGTATATCATTCCCGGCAGCCGAGCAATCAAGGGTTTTGTTTATGTCCCTGAAGGGCGCGCGGCCAGGGATGGTATTCCGATGCTGCCAGAGAATATAAGCCACGTCAAACTGCCTAATCCAGGAGACCCATTAGAGGGTATGGGCTACGGTCTCTCCCCTATCTCCCCGATGGCGCATTCTGCCGATGTGGATAACATGGTCACTAAGTTCCTAAAATTGTTCTTTGAGAAGGGGGCCGTTATCCCTGGGGTGCTGAAATTCAGCGTTCCACTATCTGACAATGTAGTCGCTGAGGTCAAAGAACGCTGGCAGGAAATGTATGGCAGCTATGAGAACTGGACGGATATTGGCGTACTGGATCAGGGCGGCGAATACCAACGTATCGGGATGAACTTCGATGAGATGAGCTTTGAGACGCAGGACGAACGCAATGAGACGCGCATCCTGGGGCCTTTCGGTGTACCGCCTATCCTGATCGGATCACGAGTCGGATTAGCGCGCTCTACCTATGCCAACTATGAGGAGGCGCGCCGAGCCTGCTGGGAAGATACCCTGGTACCAGAGAGCCGTTTATTCGAGGATGATTATCAATATTATCTCCAATCCGATGATGGCGGGTTCGTGGCATTCGACTATTCGGATGTGCCAGCTCTGCGCCGGGATACCCCGGCTATGGTGGCCGCCTGGGTACAGTTGGTCACGACTGGCGTACCCAAGAATATCGCCTCGGAAATAGTTGGTTTAGAGATGGGTGACTTACCTGACGGCGACGTGGTATATATGCCGCTCAACCTGATCCCGATGGGAAGCGGAAAGCCTGCACTTCCCGAGAGCAATGTAGGCGCGGCAGAGGCCGAAGAGGATACCCGCCAGGGTGGGGCGAAGATGCTGCCCGAGCCAAACGGAAAGAAGAATGGAAAGCCGCGCTCAAAAAAAGCAGTCGGGGAAGCCTAACCCCGGCGCAAAAACAGGCGCATTGGAAAGCCAACGACCGGACGGCGCGTAGTTGGGAGCCGCGTTTCCGGGAGGCGGCTAATAAAGCGTTCGAGAAGGACAAGCGTGAACTGCTGGCGATGCTGAGTAAGGAAAAAGCCCTGGCATTGGCAGCGAAGGCTACTGTAGATTGGCAGATGGTTGGGGATGACTGGGAGAAATATCTTGATGAGGCCGGCGAGAACTGGCGCGAGGCGTTTATTCCTGTTATCCGCGGTGTGATTACTGCCCGCGGTGAACAACTGACGGCGCAGTTTGGTATGCAATTTGACATACAAAATTTACTGGCTCGCGACTGGTTCAATAATTACATGCTCCAATTCGCCCAGGATATCAACCTGACCACGAAAGAGAGCATAGCCACGATATTGGCTCAGGCGCAGGAGGAGGGATGGGCTATTCCTACGATGCAATCGCATTTGTCGGATACGTTCGAGCAGTGGATGACGGGCGATCTGACCCCTGAGGAGTTTACCTGGTTTGCGGATAGGATGCCTCCTTACCGGACGGAGATGATCGCTCGTACAGAAACTTTGAGGGCTTCAAATAGTTCTTCAGAAGAAATATATCGCGAATGGGGCTCGCCACAAAAAGAATGGCTTTCGACCCAAGATGATAGAACACGTCCAGATCATATTGAGGCAGATGGTCAAATTGTAGGTATTGATGAATCCTTTTCAGTTGGAGGAGAAGCACTTCAATATCCCGGCGATCCTAATGCAAGTCCAGATCAGACGGTTAATTGTAGGTGTACGGTTTTACCTGTCATCCCTGAATAATATGATCAATTACTTTTTTTACGCAATTGACTGGAGATATCCTGATTTGACTTTCGGTAAATCGGTAGATTTCCCATTTGTGCGCCAGCAGCCAATGGTCTTTATTCCGATCTTTTATTTGTTGATTAATGTTATTGTGCCAGTAATTTCCGTCGGCCTCTATGGCTATTCTGTGGCTAGGAATAGCAATATCAACAAGCCAGTTAGCTATTCTATACTGAAATTTATAGGCTATTCCAGCTTTATCAAATTCATCCATAAGAAGCTTTTCAATCGATGTTGGCCCGCTTTGTTTTGCCATTTTTGCGGCCCTGCTCGTTCCTTGGCATTGGCGGGAACAATATTTAAATTCGTGAATTTTTGCAGGTTTTACCCATACGGATTTACCACACCACTCGCATTGTTTTTGAATTCGTTTCCAAAGTTTATGGTTTGTTCCGGTTATTTGTCTCATGGATTCGTGTTGACATTTTCGCGAACAGTATTTAGGAGGATATTTATTGAATCTGGATGGCCATACCTCAAATTCTTTATGGCAAATTTCACACAATACCTTTATCAATTTACCTTTATTATGCGGCACTTGGCCAATATGGGCTCTACCAAGTTTTTTTCTATGCTCCAATGTCCTGGGCGGCTTTTTTCTTCCCAAAAATGTATGCTTAGCAAGGCAATAACGACTGCAAAACTTGCCTCTTCCACTATCAATTCTATATTGTGGAATATTCATTTCTTTGCCACAGTATTTGCAATTAACTATTGGCATAATCCCGCCCAAAAGGTGCGCCCCGCATGGCAACCAGAATTGTTGTTCAGGCAATCCAGGCCAATTGGGGCGCGTATTAAACAAAAATCTGGTCTTCTGAACTGCCTGAACGGATATATTATACCATGAAACATAACCACCATAACCACTGCTGGCACATTATCCACGAAATGCACAAACAGCCCGAAGATATGCACCGGGAAATCTGCTGCTGGTGCGGAACGCGGCGTATCCAGCCGGCGGATAGCCAGGCCAGTGGAATACACGGGCCGCACGCGCCGAAGCCGGTTGTTGTTGGGCCGACTGAATTCAAAGGGGAGGGGATAGCGTGAGTACATCTACGGCTACGATAAATTATCGCACCATCGAAACGCCGCAATATACCCTAATCAAAACCATGTGGGGCAGCAAGGTTTATCTCCCTGCCCTACTCTACTTGGGCAAGCGGCGCAACCTGCACCGCGCATTTACCAGAGCGGGGGATGCTATGGATTATCGAGAGCGAGTGACGAGGAGATTGGAGGGGAAATGACCACCGAAGAGCGCGACCTGTTTATATCCTATCTGACCGAGCAGCGGCGCGGGCTCCTGGCGCAAGCGGCAGCCTGCGAGCGGATGCTCCAGGTATTGAAGCGTGCTGATACCCCGCCCTCTAAAATGCGGTATAATATGCGCGAAGAGGCAGTTACAATGACTATGCCACCGGTTTGGGAGAAGGAAGGGTCGTAAAGTAATAGTAATTATCTACTAGGCTTCCCCGCTTAGGGCACGCCATAATCTTATAGCCGCCGCACTTTTGCGCCCGCTCATCTCGAGCGGGCGTTTTTGTTTAGGGATTTAGATGGGCAATGATTTGATCAACGCATTTAGATACATCTTGATTAATTTCATCTTCGGTGAAGCGAAGTACAGTCCAGCCGCGCTTATGGAGCTGGGCGTTCTTACGGCGATCACACTCTTGTACTTTGGGGAGAGTATGCCAATATTTGCCATCTGTCTCAACCGCAAGTCTATTTTTAGGAAAAGCGAAATCTACCAACATATTCTTAATCGAATATTGAAACTCATAGGCGAGATTAGCTTTATTAAGAGCATCAATCAATTTAATCTCCAAACTAGAGGGATTCTTTCTAAATTTTGTCTTACAGGTAAATATTTGACGGCAAGAGTTAGAACAAAATTGTCCATAGCCCTTGGGTTTGATTTGGGCCTCAGTTTTATAAAATATTTTTCCACAAAGACCACAAGTCAGCTCCACGACTTTTCCTTTTTTATCGGATCTCAAGCAATCTATAGAGCAATATTTGGCTGTTTTATTTTTAGAAAAAAATTCAGTATTACAGTACCCGCAAATTCTTCCCGTTCTTTTCCAAGCCGGATGCTGCGGACCGATAAACTCTTTTTTTCTACCAATAAAGGCACAATATTTAGAACAATACTTTGTTTTTCCTGTATTGGTTTTAGATTTTCTGCTTCTAAATTCCTTCCCGCAGTTTTGGCAAACAGCATCAAAAATATGGCTTTTCTTTGCAGCCACTGCCGCACATTTACGAGAACAATGTTTTCGTTCCTTAGCAGTAGAAGGCGACAGGCGGAAATTCTTACCACAAATTTCACAGGCCAGTACAACTCCGCAATTTTCTTGCCGACATTTTTTACTGCAATATTTGCTATATATCCTAGCTGTTCCGCGTATATGGAAATATTCTTTTCCGCAATTCTGACAAATAAGTGGGCTGGAGCGTTGCGACAAACCAACACATTCTTGACTACAGTATTTTTGGGTGCCTCTAATAATGTGTCTGTCTTTAGAAATAAAAGATTTTCCACATTGGGCACAAATTTTAGGAATACGCTTTTTTATTTGAGATTTATGGGCACATTCTGCAGAACAATATTTTGGCGAATTGCGATTAGGTTCTCGATAATAGTTCTCAATTCGCTTGCCACAAATGACACAATCAAATGTGTAATAAGGCATAACAAAATCCCTCCGACCAGAGATATCCGACTAGATATTGGATGGGGCAGGCTCGCCGTCGGTAGCGGGCTTTTCAGAACAGTTGTACGGGCTGCTCCTATCCCAATAAGTGATTATACAGGAGCTTGACATGGAACGCAAGGTATTTAGAGCATTCGACATAAAAGTTTTAGATGAGGATCAGGGCATTGTTGAATCCATTATCGCCGTTATGGGAAACGTCGATGAAGGTCTTGACGTGATTCACCCTAATGCCTTTACGAAAACAATTAGCGAACGCGGCACAAAGGTAAAAGTATTGGATCAGCATCAAACCGATTCAGTGTTGAGAATTGTGGGAAAGCCACTGGCCATGCGCGAATTGGGGCGCGGTGAATTACCACAAGATATTCTAGATAATTACCCAGATGCTACTGGTGCTCTATGGGCAAAAACCCAATTTCTGTTGAGTACCCCAGAAGGTAAAGGGGTTTTTGAGAGATTAAAGTTAAATGCGCTGGGAGAATGGTCAATTGGCTATGATCCGCTAGATTTAGATTATTCCAATGCCATGAAAGATGGCAAAAAGATAACAGTCAGAAATTTGCGCACGTTGAAGCTTTTTGAGTACTCGCCTTGTATCTGGGCTATGAATCAGGCTACCTCAACCCTTTCCGCTAAGTCATCCCCCTCCGAGGGCAAGCCCTGGAATGTATTCAAAGAAGATGGCAAGTGGTGCGTTTACAAGGTCGATGAGGACGGCCAGCCAACCGGGGAGCGATTAGGCGAGCATGACAGCGAAGAGGAAGCGCGGGCGCAGGTGCGCGCGCTGTATGCCAATGAAGGCAAGGACGAGAAAGCGACCACCCGCTCCGAGGGGGATGGCAATCATCCCGCTGAGCATTATCTGGTAGTTGAAGATCCTGAGAAGCCGTCCACCTGGCACCTGCGGGTGCGCGGGATGGATGGCAAGCCGGATCACCGTTTGATGGGCGCGGCCTGGGCTGCTTTACACGGTGGCTACCGGGGCAACGTTTACGAGGGGCCTGGAAAGCAAGAGGCGATCAGTAAGTTGCGCGCCATGTATGCCAGTGAGGACATGGATACTCCTGGAGAGAAACAGGCTAAGGCTGGCCGGCGGGTACGCTCTGAGAAGATCGAGCTGCTGCGCCAGTTATCGGATATCGCTGCCCAATTGATGAAATGGGCAGAATACTCAGACGAGGAAGAGCAAGATACTGATGATGAAATGGACGCACCCGAAGGGGCCGCGAATAAACAGCAAGACCCGGGGGCCGGGCCGCCAGTGAATGAAGTTCACGATGCACCCACCCAAAGCGATTTGCTGACACTAATCGAATTGGAACAATCCGAACTTGATTTACTGGAGATTTAGACATGGAAACTCTACAAGAAAAGATTGGCCACGCCAATAAGCTATTCGCTGATGCGCGCGCCATTCTCGAAAACAAAGAGGCTACTGCCGAAGATAAGGCCAAGGTCGCTCCCATGCTGGAAGATGCCAAGGCTTTGAGGGCGGAGGCCGTGCAGCTCAAGGAAATCATTGAGCACGCTGACGAATCCCTGAAGCACGTCGAGAACAAACAGGGCAAAGACGTGGAAACGCCAGAGCGCAAGGAAAAGAAACCATTCAAAGAATGGGGCGAATTCCTGGAAGCCGCTTTCCTGGCTAACCACAAGGATGCTCGCATACGGCGCGAAGACACTCGTTTACAGTGGTTCGAGGAAGAGAAGGCCGGCGGGCATGAGACCAAGGACATGGTGGAATCGGTTGGTGCTTCCGGCGGCTTCCTGGTTCCTGCCGAGTTCCTGGCTCAGCTCCAGGCAGCGCAGGCCGAGAACGCCATTGTTCGGCGTAACCGGGCGACTATCATCCGTATGCGCCGGCGCCAGATCGATATCCCGGTCCTCAACCAGACCGCGACGACTGCCGGTGTTCCTCACTGGTTCGGCGGGATGACCTTCCAGTGGGCCGAAGAGGCGACGCAGAAAACACAGTCCGACCCCAGCTTCCGCCAGGTCGAGCTGGTGGCGCACAAGCTAATCGGTTATACCGTGGCGTCTGACGAGCTGGTTGCCGATAGTGCTATCTCCCTGGCTGACTTCCTGTCCGGCCCGCTCGGCTTCGCCGGTGGCGTGGCCTGGATGGAAGATTATGCCTTCTTACAGGGCACCGGGGCTGGTCAACCCCTGGGCGTGATCAACGCCGGGGCGACGATCACCGTAGCGCGGCAAGCGGTTGGGACGCCAATCCAGTATCTTGACCTGGTCAATATGCTGGAGAACTTCCTGCCCTCTGCGCGCGGTGTGTGGGTTATCACCCAGACCGGCTTGAGTAACTTGATGACGCTACAGGACCCGGTTGGCAATTACGTTTGGCAGCCGAATGCCCGTGAGGGCGTGCCTCAGACCGTCTTTGGCTATCCGGTTTACTTCACCGAGAAGCTGCCTACCGTTGGCAACGCCGGTGATGTGCTCCTGGCCGATTTCTCGTACTACCTGATCGGAGATCGCCAGGCGACAACCGTTGAGAGCACGCAATACGACCAGTGGCGGTACGACAAGACCTCCTGGCGCGTCGTGCATCGCGTGGACGGGCAACCGTGGCTGAGCGCGCCTTTAACACTCCAGGATGGAACGGCACAAGTTTCTCCGTTCGTTATCCTCGGCGCGAAGAGCACTTAATCGATAACGAACTGGAAACAAGCAAATAACCGGGGGCGGGGCAACCTGCCCCCAAGGAGATAAAGAACATGAGTTACACGGAAAGGTTCAGCGAAGTTCATTACCCGTTAGTTGCCGTCGTTCCTGGCACTTACCAGGCAGGCGCGGCTACTAACTCGACCTATGTCTCTCTGGCTAACTACCACCGGGCAGTCCTGGTCGTGCATTGCGGTGCAATCGCCGCAACTGGCACGCT